GCCGCTATCTACATAGAAGCATTCCGCTTGCCGGTCCGGTAGTACCAGATTATCGTATCGCTCGATGTATTTCCTTGTTACGCTGTTGATAGTTCTCTCGACGATGGTCCATACTTCGTCGTAAGGGCCCAGCGCCGAGGGTACGACCTGGACCGACTTGTATTGGCCGTCGGTCTTAACTCTGCTCCATGCCTGGACCTTCTGGTCCTCTTCTCTCACTAGGATAGCCATTTCTCCATCTTCGCGCAGGCAGTATAGGGAAGTGTCCGGGTTCTGTTGGTATGCGATTGACTTGACTCCGCTCTCTGTGATGTGCTCCGAGAGGATTGTCATGTCAACAGATTTATATGTGTCGAGATCCCAATAATAGAATAGCTCCCTGACCTTGCGCGCGGCGCGCTGTATATAATAGATGAAGTTCGCGATCTTCTGCGGCTGTATATTCTTGCTGCCCCAGCCGGTTTGCCGGGTTGCATTGGCATTGTCCGGGGTGAGGGATATTCCGTTGGTTCCGCTGCTTGATATGAATTCGCCACCGAAGGTTCCGGTTGCTAGTGTGGATCCGCTTGATAGCCATTTGATGTCATTGGCTTTCTCTGTGTTTAGCGTGAGCGCTAGGGCATCGTCATCGGCCCCAGCCCCTAGATCGTAGTCATCGTAGATGAATGGCTTGCTTGCCCATTGCGTTTGCGGCTCGAATTCTGTCCTCGCGTACCATCTGCGCCGTTCATGGAAGGTTACTGTGGCTGGGAAGCCCCGGAATGTGCTCCAGGCCCCTTCTGCCCAATCGGGTGTGGCTCCTGGTCCGGTTCCCAGGGATGTGGCCTGTACGGTTCCGGTGACGATCACATCTGATGTGAATCCGGTGATGTCCACGAATCCGTCTTTTACTCTCCATACGGATCCGATGTGTCCGATGTCAAAAATGGCGGCGGATGCGGTCAGCGTAGTTGCTCCGGTATCCGCGCTAGGTGTAATGGTTGTGGCGGTTATGTTGGTATCTAATACTGGTCCGCCTAGAAATCCTATGCTTGTTAATTCCCAATCGGCTGTGGCCATTCGGATCAGTTCCGCTGGCGGATGGTCCGGGTGGGCTAGGTTCACGACATCGTTGATCTGCGCGTAGTGAACATCGAAGAGTTCGGTTTCGGTGTATGTGTGTACGACTTCGTATATTTTGTTTGTTAGGCCGCCGCTTATGTACGCTGTGAATCCGGTTCCGTCTATCGGGTTGCCATCGAGGTCCTCTAGGTCTATGGTGGTGGCCGTTACGGCCGTTGCCCGGTATCTGTTGCCGTTTAGCTCGGTCATTCCTACCACACCGGTGATGATGAATTCATCTCCGCTCGCTATTAGATGCGGGGCTCCTGTTGTTACCACGACCGGGTTGGCTGCTGTTGCTGCGGTTATTGCCACACCGGTTTCTGTGACCGGCGCTCCCAGGGTGAAGAATCGGAAGTATAGATCTCCGAATTCGATCATGAAGGCATCTGCTTCGTTGAATACAAATTCGATCAGGCGCGTTTCTTTTTCGGGGAATTTGACCGGGGCGATGAATTCGCTTCCTGGCCGGTTCTGGATAAGGCCGTATGGCCGGATCAGACAGTTCTCCGCTAGCTCCAGGCCGATGTAGTATTGCTGAAGGTCCACCCGGCCGTACATCAGCGGGCTTACTTCTCCTACCGCGAATGACGGATATATGATAGCTGCTTTAGGCAAAGCGTACTCCCCGCGAGTTTACTGGGCTGAATCCATATTTGGAAAATACCCAGAGGGAATCATCTATCGCGGGCGGTGTACCTTCTTGCGCGTTCTCCGTCATTGCCTTCGGCAGAGATTGGCTATTGTACTTCTCTAACAGTAGCTTGGCTTCGGTGTTGCTGTTTAGGATGGCATAGGCCATGTCCGATGCTAGCTTGTCGGCGAATGCATCTACGAATGAGGAGCTGAATGCTGTGGTGTCCGTCAGGTCGTAGACATACTTTATCCCGATCTCGTCTGTGTCGGTGATGAGCGTGTCGCGCTCGATCCGCCAATCACATGTCGCGCATGATACTGCGAAGATCCGGATGATGTCGCTGGGCAGCTGGAACACGAAGTTGTTCTGGTTCTCTATGTATGCTAGGCCCGGCGATGCTATTATGTTTAGGGCTTCGCGCTTTGTGGCGAAGTTCCATAGGCATTCGCTTAATATGCTCTTCCGGCTTTCATCGTAGAATCTGCTTGCGATGTTTGCTTCCGGTGTATTGTCTGTTAGGTCCGTAATCGGTTCTGCGCCGAGTAGTGATAGTCCTCTATTTACGATGGTGACTTTATCAGCCATGTTCTCTCCTTAATTCCCGACGGGGGATTAGCCCGCCGGGTATGGGTTGTAAAACACGACTTTAGTTTGCGTAAAGTACCGCAAGCTTGAGATCGCCGATGGCATCAATATCTGCAACATTGACGGTTGCAAGGATATCTTCATCTCCGGTGTTCGTTCCGATTACATACTGTGCTCCGGAATCTTCGATCCCTGTTGAGAATCCAGCGGTTGCAATGTCCAGCGCCGTTGCATATCGATTAACATCATCACTATCTCCGATGTCGATCGTTGATGTTGCGGCCCCGATGTTGCCCCATGCTGCAATGATTCCATGAACTATTGCTCCGGCTGGAAGCGTTGCCAGGTGAATCGTTGATGTTGCTGATTCAGATCCTATGGTTACATAGGTATCGCTCCATACCTTGATGCCGGATTTGATCAGTCCTTGATCGATCCAATTGTCTGCTCCGGGCGATTGAAACTTTGTTACATTGACTCCTAATACTTGTACTATTGCCATTTTCTCTTCTCCTTTTGCCGTACATTACCGGCTCCAAAGGTTATTATTGATTTGTGGTGAAAGTTTTTATTCCCTTGCGGGAAGGATGTTATCCTCGCCACTCATCCCAGCTGCTAGGCATATCTTATGCTGTTTCGTCGATATCCACCCTTACGACTTTGTCCTCTTCCAAGCGAACGGCTCCTATGTTCAGCTCGTAGTAGACCTGCCAGCTGTAGGATTTGTCCTGTCTTTCGTCGGTCCGGACATACAACATTTCCGGTGTTCCGGCGCAGATCCCACTCATCTGGAAGAATACGCATTGACGGATGTTTGATGCGACCGTCAATCTTGTTGTCTTGATGATTTTGAATCCGTAGAATGTATCGATGCTACCATTCACAAGATTCTTGACATTCATGTAATCCGCGCTTGTTGCCTTCTCATCCCCTAGCAATGCTTGGATTCCATCCGGGCTGATCCAGGCGCAGCGGTCATTCTCATCAACATCCGCGTCATCCAGGATTTGTCCGGCCTGACGGATCTTCGCTACCGTCATGTTTGCTCCGGCATCTAACACGATGTTGCCTGCCGGTACTGTGTTGTTCGTTCCGCCGTTTTCTCCACTTCTCGCGGTTCCTAGTGCTGCCGCGTAGATAACATCATCCATCTGCCGGCCGATTGCTCTGGCTGCGTTGATGGTCATCTCGCTTTTAGGATCGCTTAAGATTTGGAGGTTTACGGAACGGTCCAACAGACGGCTGTCGTGGTATGTTTCGATGTAAGCCCAGCGCCGTTGGAGGTTAGGATCGTTTTCGGGTGTGTTGACATTAAGCCCGCCTTTTGCCGACATGCTCCATTGGCCGATTTGGTCTTGCGCGAACGATTTTGCGTTCACATCGGATTTTTGCATGACGGTTGAATAGAACTTGCTGTACTGCTGTTGCGCTAGAGGTACAACATTTCTGCTGTACTGTTGCGCGCGAATATCTAGCTCTGTTGCCATTGGATTTCTCCCTTTAAGGTTCCTGTTAGTTTATGCTTGTTGGTTGTCCTTATCGGGCCAACATTGCGTTCCTGGTGTTGCGGGCCGCAATGGTTATCCGCCAATCTGTTCATGCCTTCGCCGGGGCTATTTCTTTGCTTGTCCGGCTAGTGACATTGCTAATAGTGATTCTACATATGCTACGCGTTCCTTGCGTTGTGATTCGGGGATGATGTTCTTGTTTCGTACCCCGGTCCAATACACATCGTTTGGATCCGCCATTATCTTATCATGTTCCGCCTTCGCTTCGGAAGGTGTTTTTGTGAAACTTGTTGCCGGCTCCCCTATGTTTCCGAGGGATCCTTCTTTGAATTGATCGCCTACGGTGGCTAGCATCCTCATTGCGATCGGATCTGCTCCGATCTTCGCATTGATATGCTCGAATGCTTCCTTGCTGCCGGCGAACTTATTCATGACATTCTGCGCGGTCTTGATCTTGCTGTCGTATGCGAGGCCCCATTCCTTCTTGAGTTCCTGGGCGCTCTTTGTGACTTCCGCTGTGAAGCTTGTTGATAGTTCTGTGTGTATGCCGGTAAGCATCTCCACATAATCGCCTTGTATTCCCTTTGCTTGGGCCGGTGTTAGCTTGTGCTTATGCGCTAGCGCCTTGAATTGGTCCATGCCGAAGGCCATGTTCTCTAGACCTTCCGGTGGCTTGGGATCCGGCAGCTCGTATGCTTCGGCTGTGTCCGGTACGCCCAGGGCCTTGTTTAGCATGTCTATCGCGACCGTATCGTTCTCATCCTTCGGGAGGGCTACCTTCTCGTTCCCTAGCAGCGATTGCAGTTCCAGGTAGCTCTTGGCCATTGCTCCCTGGTCCTTAAATTCTTGGATCTTCGGGTTATTCTTGAGGTCCGGCTCCATTCCGTCGTACCATTTGGCCACAGCTGGGGCTGGTGGATCAGCTGGCGGATCGGCTGGTGGATCTGCGGGCGGATCGGCCGGGGGATCGAGCGGCGCTGGATCATGCAGCGATGGATCTCCGGCTGGTGGATCGGCTACAGGCGCTGGTGGCTCTCCTGCGAATCCTCTGTTATCCTTCAGAAACCATAGCGGTCCTTTGGGCTTAAGTTGTCCTTCCGGGCTTAAGTTCTCCATTATTCACTCTCCTTGAATTTTGCGGCGATCTGGTCAGGTGTCCATTCCTGATTCGCGATCGTCTTAACGGTTAGTATTACATCCCTCTTGCCGGCTTCGTATTGAAGCTGGTCCAGGGTTTCTCTTGGTCCGCCTAGCCAGAAGCCACAGAATTGCTCTAGGAATTCTAGTGTCTTTTCGCCCATCGGGCCTTTGAAGCTGTAGTCGAATGCTTCCTTGAGGGCCTTGATCTCTTGAGGATCTGTTAGGTCCATTATGCTGCTGCTTCCTCTGTTGCCCTGGATTCCGATATGTTCTTATCGGCCTGGGTTGCATCCTTACCGGCTGATGACATTGCTCCGGCCATTTGGATCTTCTGTATCATCTCTTGCTGCTTGGCCTTTGCCTGCCTGATTTCATTGACTTCATCTGCATCGAAGATCATTGCTGCGGGCGCGTTGGTTATGCCCCATAGCTCATCGATCGTTTGATCGGCATCGATCTTGTCCAGGGCTTCCGGTTTGAACTGCGCTATCTGGCCGGCTATTGTCAAGGCATTCGTTAGATTATTCATCTCTGATTGTTTTTGTGCCTGCGCTAGCCGACCTATGAATTTAACATCGTATTCTGCGTTTAAGGCCATCTCATCCGGTATTGGCGGTAGCTTCCCGGCTCTGAATAGGATCCCTATGGTCCGTTCTATCAGGGGCTGGAGCACATCGCTCATGTATCTGCCTACGGCCGGGCCTAGCAGCGTCATTGCTTCATTGCTCCGCTGCATGACTTCCGGGACCGTCATCTGCTTTGTGATGTCCTGGAATGATAGGAAAGCGTTCTTGAACATCATCTTGCCGGCCTGTTCGCTGTAGTATTCGATCTCCGCCATGCCGATATTGATGTTTCCGTAGTTCCCTATGGGTGTGATGTCCTTGCTTGGATCGAGCTTGCCTTGTTTATAGTAGTTCTGCGCGCGCGGGTTGAAGTTCATTGGCGCTAGGAATCCGCTGTCCGGTAGTGCTAGGGGCGGATCCGCGTGTTTCATTGCGGCTCGCAGGACCGTATCGCTCATGGTGTTTAGCATGCGTACCCAGGGCAGGGCCTTCATGGCCGGGCTGAATCCGTATGCGAAGCGGCTGCGCTTGTAGAATCTATGGGCTACCGCTGGCATGTTATGGTAGCCATCTTCCTTCATGATATTGGATGTGACATCCTCGATCCATACCCCTCTGATCGGCATGTTCTCCTGCGATTGCTTGCCTAGCTCCTGGAGCTGCCGGGGGCCGAGGTAGTATGTGAATGCGTATTTCTTGTCCGGATCGCGCTTGCTTGCTAGGGCGTCGATGATCG